GTCACATATCCCCCGAGGTGATAGCCGCTGGTTGGCATGACAGGCTCGTCTTCACTCGTAGGCGTATGCCCATTGGTATAGACCCAAGTTCCGCCCTCCCCTCCGCCTCCCGCCGGGGCCTGTCCGACCACCACATTGATACTACCGGCCCATACGGACCCGCAGAACAGCAGAATTGGTATGAGGCTAGTTAACGTCCGCATTGTAGTACCCGTAAATGGTCATCTTAACGTATCCCGGCGTATCCGTGTCGTCAAAATCCAGCCAGATCAACCCCCCGTTGGCGATAGTGGCAGCCGTGATGGTGGTATCCGCTCCGGTGAAAACACCCGTGCCGTTGGTCGCCAGTTCCACGGCATCCACGGTCGCGTTCGTCTGCCCATCGGCGGCGGTGGTTTCGATGTTCAGGGTGGTGTCATCCGTGTCGCTCCACCCCTTCCATCCGGTAATGACAAAGTTCATGCCGCTCTCGTTCGACCAGACAAGGAAGGCGTCCCGCTGGGCATCGGCCAGGTCGTTGGGCTTAATGACCGTAACGTGGATTTCTTCCTGTAGTCTGACAGCCTTTTGAATCGAATTATCATAGGCCCGTAACCAACCATCGGTATCATGGGTAATCTGTCCGGCTGCCGATGTGTCGGGATCATCAGACGAAAGCAATTTGAGCGTGCTTTCACAGACCAGAGGTTTCTTTACCTCCACGTCTGTGTTTTTCCCGTCGAGCTGCACATAACTGGTCGATGCCCCGCCTTCGTGGACATAGAGGTCGAGAGTTCCATTTTCTGAGCCATCGGCGCCGTCGATGTAAGCCCCTACGATTTTGGCGATTTCCTTATCGGTGCCAGGAGCATCTGAATCGAGCATGGTGGCGGCCGAGCCATAATATCCTGCGGCGTACACGCTGACCATGTGCCACGAATGCGTCCCTGCATTAGTATCGGGCCTGATCACGGTAGGAGATGACTCCGACGCCGAGTCGTCTACCAGGCAATAAAAATATACCACGGATGATGTCGTAACCACCATGGCGGCATCGCCTGCTGTCAGACCGGATCCATCGATAGCGTCTAAGGCGCCTACCCCACCGCCGGTCAAGGCCGTGGCCGGCCAAAACTTGGAAGCATGAGCCATCGAGGCGGCCATCAATATTGCACAGGTCAGGGCGATGATTTTTCTCATGATGAATCTCCTTATATGTCGGCCGCCAGAATCGCGACGGTCATCTTTGATGAATAGCTTACTGTCACTGGGGCTCCGGGCGCTTTGAGCAAATGCATAGTTTGCGGGCCGCCCGTGGTGAGCATGTCGATCGATACGCACACCGTGTCAGTGGCCCCCGCCGAGCTGTCGAAGGTTGATAGGTAGGATTGGGGCCCATAATGCGTTGCGTCATCTCCGAGTCTCAAGCTGATATGCGTGGCGAACGTGGTCATAGCCGCCGCCTTCAGCATGCAGCGGCAGACCATGGGCACTTTTGAATACGGCAGCACCGCAGTAAATGTAGACAAAACGCTGGCATCCAGTAGCCCCGATACTACCGTGGCCGGGGTGATATGTGTACGGTACGCCTTGGGCGTGATATATTCGACATGCACATCATCTATCAAAGCGTATCCCGATGAACCCTGAACGGTGGCCCCGATGCCGATTTGCACGCGACCATAGCAGGCGGACGCATAACCATTATGTATGACGCACACTATCCTCCGGATCGCTGTATTGCTCACCGTGGTGGCATATGGCTGTATGATGCCGAGGGCAATCCTATCCTTATCGTACAGCACCACCCCCGCATTGTTGCAGAGGCCGGTAGTATTGCACACCAGCAAAAAATCTAGCTGCAGAGCATCTGACGATACCGGGAAATAATCGCTCAAGAAATACGCCCCGCCATTTCCTACCCCGGCCGGCCGCGTAATGCATAGAGATTTTCCGCCATGTATCGGCGCTGCCCAGGTGGTAGCGGTGGTGATCAGTGTCGACCCCCCCCCGGTGTAGGTATTGATTGTCCAATCGTCGGGCTGGCCATCGGCATTGGCGTCTATCTCCATGCCGCCGTTCCGCACGAGTCCGCCCGTATATATATCGCCCGACAAAGACCCGTAGAGATAATCGAGATTATTCCGCACGTTCTCAATCATCGTGTACGGAACAGGTTTGCCGGGTCCTATATCTGATGCCGCCAGTGCCGTGAATCCCATACTGGTATCTCCTTAGTACATATGATATCCGGGCCTGTATCCGTCCGGCATGACGCCATAGGCATCGCTCATATATCCGTTGTCCGCGCGCTCGGTCTCTCCGGCTGCCGTCCAGTCGCCGGCCGTAGTAGATGCCATCAGCATGATATATCTGTCTGACAGGGCCTGGCATCGCAGCGATACGCGGTCGCCCTTGTTTTCCCGACGCACCACCATGGCCCTCATATTGACGGGATCTCCGTATTGATCCTCGATCTCATCTGTATCGATGACCACGTATGACCCGGTAATGATCGTGCTATCCTTGGGGTCGAGGTCCAGCTGAATAATGGGCCTGGGGTCGCAATTGGTATATACGGTCCTCCCCGTATAGCTCCGCGCCCGCTCGTTGGCGGCCTCGATCGATGTAGCGGTATCGCTCATCCACCGGGAGTAGATAGTTTTTTCCAACACCTCGTCATAGTCGAACGAGCTCTCCGCCCCTGCATCGATCGAGATGGTGAGATGATTGTAGGAAGTGCTTTTTTCATCCTCTCCCAGTATCGTCTGCCCCCAGTAGAGGGCGCACCTGGTAATGTGATTTTGCGAGCACAGATCTATGGACGCGCTGCCCCCTATGATGTTATAAGCGTCGGAAATGGTCGAAAATGTGCGCCCCGGGCTGTTCGGTATTTGGCGCTGGATGGTTATGCGCTGGTCCTCGCCGTACCATGATTTGCAGTTGCAGAGGTCTACGAGCTCGAAATAGAGCTGCTCAACCGGCGTCGGTTCCTTGATAATGCAATAGACGGGCTGATCGGTGGCGGGCCATGTGGACGCAGCCGAGAACGCCGTAGTATTGATGGAGCTGGCCGGGATCTCGCCAATCGTCAGCAAATCCTGCATGGCCGTAAACGGATCATCCGGACCATAAACCCATACCGGAGTGAGCTTGTCGTTATCGGTGTGAGAGCTCGCGGTAGTGCCCAATGCTCCACGGCTGACCTGGGCCGCCGACTGCGCAGAGCTATATGTATTTACGGATACGAACTCATCTTTTATCCGGAAATAGGTATATGTCGACAGATTGCTGGCGCCAATCAACGGCAGTTCCGTTTCCGCGCTGCCTATATCAGCTCTCAATTTTATTTCTACTTTGGACGGTAAATATATATCCGCGAGTGATTTTAGCGGATCCGTGGCCTCTATTGTCACTTGGCCTTTGCCGATGGATATATTGTAGAGCAGGCCCCGAAATCTCAGTTGATAATCGGTCCATTCATCCCCTAGAACGCCCTCATAGATGCTGATCGGCCGGCCTTTATAATTCGGATTCCGCGCGAGCAGCTTCTTCCAGAACGAGCCCGGTATGGGCCGGGTGCGGGAGGTATAATAGGGATCTATGCCGACATCGGTGTCGGGCTCATCCAACAGTTTCACCTTCACACGCCCGCTGACGGTGAACGAGGTCTTGATCTCGGTGGGCAGGTAATCAATGCTGAGTAGATACGGGCGCTCTCCGAGCATAAGCGGCGTACCGACATTATGAGTGCAGAAATAATATTGCTTGGCGCCCTTGTTGAAATTCCCTCTGTCTTTGCATGAGCGATATGTGTTGTAGCAGTTAACTCCTGTCGCCGTGCAGGGCGCCACGCCAAACGATTCCTGGCAATAGTCCAGGTCTATCACTGCCACACATACCGGGGTTTTGCTGATGGAATCCATTTATGTCGTGGCCTCCAGGCACGATATCAGTCTGAGGGTCAAATTTTGCACCATTGTCGCGTCGAATAATGGCTGCGAATAGGTCTGCTTCTCTGACAACCGCATGTAGTATCGATGCTCCGGGTAGGTGTCCTGAGAAAAGGCGATGAAGAACGGCCGCAGGTACTTGCCATGGCTGCGCCAGAATACGCCATAATTGGCAGGCGCCCCCGTGGCATCACGGAAGAAGCTCGTCGGGACATAGGCGAATGCAAGATTACTTTCCATCGGGTGATACTTAATGATGTTGCCGAGCAGTATACCGGCCTGACTGTGGTTGCTGACCGCCTCTATCCCCTGGTCCATGGGAGATGTCCCAATAATGGGCGGGGTCGGAAAGTTGAGGTGCGTGCCAATCGATAACACCCCGATGGTCGGCTGACTCGTCGCCTGGCAGTTGATCCGTGCTCGCCAATGCCGCGCCGTTACTGCCGCGAATGTGCTGATATGCGGATCGTCTGACGTGCATGATACCGTTGCCCGGCCCACCCATGAGGCACCGTCCGAACTGCTCTCTATGTATAGCGTCGAGCCGATGGAATATAGATTATGCGCCGCGACTCCTATGGTATTGGCCTCCCGATCGCTCGACGCGCCGAGATCAATAGAGATCGTATAGGTCGACGCCCCAGACCCAGCCCAAAATGTGTGCGTTCTGTAATCGACGAGATTGTCGACCGAATACCCGGTCACCGTCGTCGATGCGGTCAGCGTTGTGCTGTCGCCTAAAATATTATCCCACAAAATGAAGGGGGCCTGCATTATGCGTTATCCTCGAATGCTTTCCGCAGGGACGGTACAAGATCGCGCGCGAATTTGTCTTGATCGATAATATTACCCTGCACATAGATATTGATGGTTTGCGGGCGCGACGTCGCCTCGGTGGTATCGGTCGCTGTTTCTGCGGCCTGCGATGTACTCGCTCCGCCCTCGCCCACCGAAACACCGGATCCAGCGCCGGCCGATACAGATGATGTGTTTGCGTGTATGCTGGCAATCTGATGCACCCGCGCCATGCCCGCCGCGATGCCGATCGCGGCGAATGCCGCCGCCGTCCAGGGTCCGAACTTGGCGCCGAAGTCAAAGAGCTTCTGAGCCGAAGAGTAGGTAGCAATCAGAGTCTCGGCGATGGCGAACGCCTTATAGGCATTCAACGCGGCCTTATTCTGATTGTCGCTGGCCGCATAGAACGCCTGCGCCACGCCCGCTAGGGTGCCGAAGGTGTCTTGGGCCATGCTTATGCGCTGCTGCCGGGTGAGCCGATCAATGGCGAGTTGGCGCTGCGCTGCAAGCCGTTCCATCTGCTCGCGCTGAGTGACAAAGCCTTCTTCCATGGAAAAGCGCGTGTCCTGGTATTCCTGCAATAGCTCAAGCTGTACCGCGTACTGTTCTTCGATGCGGTCCATCTGCTCCTGGAATGCATCTTCGCCGTTCATGCTGTCCATGAGCCCCATCAATGGGCTGGCAATGTTGGTTCCTTCAAGACCCTTGCTGATGGCGTCCTTATCCATGCCTGACTGAGCCGATGAGATCTGCTGGTTAAGGTCGGCGATCCGCTCAACCATATCCTGATAGACCTGGATGCGCTGATCGGCCCAGGCCTCGGCGCGCTCCATTTCCATTTCGTCGATCTTGCGGTTATCCTCGGCTGAGATTTCCTTGATCTGCCGCAGGGCATTGGCCTGTTCCTCGGCGTCCTTGACGAGTTGGTCATAGATGAGCTTTTGCTCTTTCTCGTACTCCTTATCGATCTTCAGGAGGGCTTTGTTTTGGGTGTCTGCGTCCTCAACGATGCCAGACATCGGGCCCACCTTGACGGCCGGAATCTCGATCTTTCCGAAGGCAAGCTTGAAGTTCTCGGCCGCCTTGCCTGCCATTTCGGCCGCCGCGCCCGCTGCGTAATCGGCCTGCTGACGATTGTATGCGGCCTGCCCCTTGGTGCGTCCGGTCCAGTCTGACAGAGCTCCCAGCGGTATCATCATTTTCTGGATCGAAGCATACGCTTGCATCGCGCCGGCCGCCAACCACTGGAACACGCCCACGGCCGCAAGCCCTGCACTGACAAAGCCACCGCCTATCGAGAGCTTCAGGTTATCAGTCTGGGCCTTAAATCGCTCCATCTTATCGGCCGTAGTATCTGACTGCTCGCCCATACGGCGCATAAGATCCTCGCCAGCCTGTATGGTAGCTGTAAGGAATGCCGTTTTCTTCTCCGCGTCGCTCAGAGCGGTTGATGTTTTACCGAGCGATGCGGCATATTTCTTGTTGGCGTCCTCCACCGATACAATGATCCCGAGGTTGTCCAGGATCATTTTGCTCTGGCGGCCGACAGCCAACGCGATATCCTCGAAAGCCTTTGATACGGTCTGGCCTGTCATCTTAGATGTGGAGCGGGCTATCTCCATGAGCTTGCTGACCTTCTCCGGGTCGATGCCCATCATCATGGCGGTTCCGGCCTTCTCGACGAGCGCCATGGTGCCGATGGTCCCTTCGGATACGCTCTTCAGTTCCGCTATGATCTTATCGCCGTTGGTGCCATAGGAGGCTGCCAGATTGGCAAACGATGCCTTCTGCTGCTCCAGCTTGGTGGCCTGTTCTGCGAAGTCCCAAGCCTTCATGGCCGTGGCCGCAACCACTCCCATCTTGATCCAGGCCGCATTGATCCCTGCAATACTGGCCTCGAATGACCGCTGCATGTTCTGCCCGGTCTTGGCCGTGGTGCGCTCCAGACCGGCGAGGCGCGTCTGAGTCTCTTCAACGCCGCTACGGAGCTTGGCTATATCGGCGGCGATCTCTACTGTGAGTGAGCCGACGGAGGGCATCAGGTGGTCTCCGGGTCTACCATCACCCTGATCTTGATGTTGCCCCATACCGTGCCGTTTGTGGACCCCGCGCTATAGATGGTCAGGGGCGCGGTATATACCCCTGCCTCTATGAGCGTGCTGCCGCCCAAATCGACATGAATCTCGCCTGTGGCGTAGGTGGCTCCGCCCCACAGTATGGCATCAGTCGCCCCATTCGTGGATGCGATGAGCGCATGTCCCAACCGGAGCGTGGCCCTCGTCACGACAGACGTGTCGATGGCCGTGTCATTGTCCTTGAGTATTAGGGCAATGACATTGTCCTTATTGAGATATACGGTCTCAAGATCGCTCATCAGGTCGGGTCCGCCAGCTCGATTGAAAAAGATGGCACCGTGACGGTGTTATTCGTGCTAGTGAGTGCCTGGGTGGCACAAGTGGTCTCCACATAGATCGTGCCGGTGGCGCCCGTGGAGAACAGCGCGATAACGGATGCTACGCCGGTAGCCCCCACGGCAATGGTGGTCATCTGCGCCACGGTGATGCGTCGTCCAGAGGTGGCCCCGTCCTGTATGGTGTAATTGCTCGATACCATCGACACCACCGCCAGCGCGGTCGCTGCCTCGCAAAGCGTAGCGCTTCCCGCCGTGGCAGTAAGCACGGCCATCCTGGTGCATCGCGTGGATATGGTATTCAGTCCGAAATCGTATACATCGTCGTGCAGCATTTTTGCCATGGTGATGCCTCCTTATTTTCTCGATACAGTGCGGATCCTGGTGATGCTCTGTATGGTCGGTTTACAAATTGGCCCCAGTGTCGGCAGTATGATTGATCCAACACCAGCCCCTATGGATTGCCCATCCACAGACAGACTATGCCGCTGGATAAGCTCGGCGATTTGCGCCGACGCCGCGGCCGATAATCCATCGACGATGATGATGTATTCGATGCCTTCGACCGTCAGTACGATATCGCCTATGGTGTCCTCAACGCTGAGGCCTCCCGCGCCTTCCAACAGCAGATTGTAGATCAGCGTGACGGCTTCGGCATGGGCCAAGCTGGATGCGCCGTCTACGGAAAGCACGTGGCCCTGCAGGAGATCGGGTATCGTGATAGACGCCGCCCCCGATATGCTGGATACGATGAGCATGTTTTGCGGAACTTGGGTGAGGGAGATGCTGGTAATAGCAGTGCCGCATGATACTGCCCCCTGGCCAATCGCATGGACCTGCAGCATGTCAGGCGCAGTAATGGCGGCATCGGCCGACAGGTCTGCGCCGGGCGGCAAAATATGCGCCTGCAGCATGTCAAGGGCGGCAATGGCGACTCCGCAGGATACGGCATCATTCGCAAGTACATGGCTCTGTACGAGCGCAGGGGAGCCTATGGAGGCATTACAGGCCGCGCCATCAGCCGAGAGAGCATGCTCGCTCGGCACCCACTCGGCCGCCGTGGTATCCTGGAACTGCGCTGATGTAGTATCCTGCCAGTAATTATCAGCCATTACAGCCTATTTTCTCCCGAGCAGTTCCTTAATCTTGCCGAATGCGGGGGTGATGATCATGTCGAACACGATGTCGTCGTACTTGGTCGGGGTCGCCTTGACGATCTTTTCCGCGACGTAGAGCCCTACCAGGCACCAGTACCAGTTATCAGCGATTGCTTTGAATGCCGTTGCAGGGTCCATATCAGCCTCCCTTGATGATTCCCTTGCGCTTCAGCCACCGCCAGGCAGCCGCGATCCGCCGCACGTCGATGGCCAGGCGCAGTTTGTGCTTGCTGATGATATCCGTTTTCTTCATTTGAAAAACCTTTCTCCTGTGCTCATATTGTCTCCTACATGACGCCGAGCAGGGCGCCGATGAGTTTGATTGCTGATGCAAGATCTCCTTTGACGATCAGAGCCATGATGATCACGAACAGGCCCAAGGCCTTCATGGATATAGGTGGTATTGCCATACGCCAGGGAGACCTAAGAAGCCCATCCAGCTTGATATTCATAGCCTTGACTTGTGGCTCGAGCTCGCTTATGGCCTCGAATAGAGCATCCATCTTTGCTTCTGGAGGCATGCAATCGAACTGTTCGCGCTTCATTTCCGGCATCTTGGGCCCTCCGCCTATCCCTTCTTCGTTGGTTCGCGATAGAAGTCGTGCGCCCCTATCCGCTCGACATGCTCGTATTCTTTTTCCCAAGCTGCAGGACAGCCAACCACCTTGTAAAACTGCGCCTTCACGTTCGGCTCTATCTCGCCGGATAGCAACCCCACGGAGATCATCAGGCAGGCTTGAAGCTTCGAAAGCTTACCGGCCTCTTCATCGAAATTGCGAGCAATTCGCAGGGCGATCTTTTCATATTGCGGATCATTGGAGTTGTAGCAGGAGAACTGATAAGGCTTGTAGCACACGCCCTTGACGCCTTTGCCGAAATACCCAAGACGCACTCTCTCTAGTATCACTGACCCAACGGCTATAATCCCCTTGGTAGACTCGCTCCGCGCCTCAAGATACAGCGTCAGCGCTAGGGCTTGCTCGTCGGTCAGCGCTTCGAATATGGGCTTGTGCTCAGACTTCATGGCTACCTCCCGTAGAACCCAAATTGCCGCTTTAGCGCCTCGCCAACGTCCTGCGGTTCGGACTGCTTGCCGTCCTTCCTGGACTCGATAAGGCGAAAATATCCCATCCAGTCGGTCAGCTCGTTTGAATCGAGGTTGCTCAATAGCTGCCTCACCGTCATTCCGAGCTCGCGGGCGAGGAAGAAATAGAATCTTCGCTCTCCGCGCTCTCCGAGTTTTTTGACCGTTCCTCGACGCTGCCATTTAGCAGGCCATTGACCTCCTGGGCTTTGTCATAAAGGCGATCTAGGATAATCCCGTTTTTCTGACCCAGGGCGTCCATGTCCTTGTCGCCGAAGATGCGCTCTCCGGTTTCATCGACGAGCACCTTGACGAGTAGCTTCTCCCTAAATTTCCGCAGGTCTTTCTTGCCGCCCGGGTACAGCGATGACTCCTAGGACTCACGCTCTACGCCGGTCATGGCCTTGACATAGACCACGCCGCCCCATTCCGGCACAGGCACCTCCACTTTCTGAATGTCTTGCACATCCAAGATGTCTTTCTTACTCAGCATTCTCTCCCTCCTTGCTTATTCATCACGGGGCCGCTGTGGACCAGCTTACGCCGCCGTCGATTTCGATTGATATTGACCCCTTGACAACATCATCAACCGCACCCGATACCGCGAACCCGGTGCAGTACCCCTCACCTTTTAGGCGCGTTTCCGCCCCTGCCGACGTGCTGTCTGAGAGCTTCAATATCCATGATTTTTTTGTGCGCGCTGCACGGTCGGTTTTCATTTTCATCTGGGCCGCATCGCTTGGAACAAGATTCACCTCTAGGGCGATCTGCCCCTCATCTGGCAGGCCTATAATTTTCTCTTTGTAAGTGCTGCCAAGGTGCGACTTGTCGATAACGCCCGCGCTGCCCGAAGGTCCGTTGAATGACTTTACCTCACCGATTAAGCAGGTTGACGCGGTAGTATATGCCGTTGTGTCTCCCCAAAATAGTTGAGTGCCTTGTGCGCCGAATGCCATGTCATCGCCTCCTTATGCCGTGGTCCAGCTTACGCCGCCGTCAATCTCAACCGTGATGGACGCCTTGACGACATCATCAACACCGCCAGAAACCGCAAAGCCGGTGCAGTACCCAACCCCATTCAGGCGCGTAGGGCTCGCCGTTGCATCTGCAAATATAATGCTCCAAGCCTTCTGTGACCGCGTTCCGCGATCGGCTCTCATCATCTGTTGTCCAGATGCGGCCGAGGTCAGGAGGTTGCATTCGAAGGTAATCTGGCCTTCATCAGGCAGTCCGATCATCTTCTCCTTGGCTGTGCTGCCAAGGTGCGACTTGTCGATAACGCCCGCGCTGCCCGAAGGTCCGTTGAATGACTTTACCTCACCGATAGGGTTATTGGTGGTCGGGCTGGTAGACGATGACCAGTAAAACAGGGTTCCTTGGCTGCCAAATGCCATAGCTGTTCTCCTTTTACGTGCTCTTGAACCAGCATGAGAAATCAATACTGATGCGATAGATCTCCATGTCTGGCTCGTATAGGTCTTGGTCCGACATCTCCAGAGCGCTAAACGCCGACGCCGCCTCCATGGCTGTGCGAATAGCCAGCTCCAACGATTTGATTTCCGAGTACGATCTCGCCCAGGCATCTATCTGTATGCGCGGATTGTATAAATCTCCGTGTCCGCCCATCGTATTTTGAGGATCATTGCTGATCCTCTGATACGTGATTGCCGGTAGGGTAGGATCCTGCGGGAGGAGTACGGGATATATGCGCGTGGATGCCAGAGATGTCACCGCGGTCGATGCCAACAGATGGGCATGGAGAGCATCCTCAAGCATGCTTGCTCTCCTGGCTCAGTCCATCTAAGAGGCGTTCACGGAACCGGACTATTACCGCATCCAGATTGCCATCGAAGGCGGGCCGCAGGAATGGCCGGCCGGGAACGTGCGTCTGCTTCTTCTTCCCGTAGTGGATGAAGCCCATTTCAATCCACTTTCCGTAGTAGGCGCGCTTCATGAGGCCTACGGCCAGCTTGACATAGTTGCGGTCGCGCCGACCCTTGATTGCGCCAATAATGATAGACTTTTTCAGGGTGCCGGGCTTACGATCCTGGTTCCCTTTCTGCCTGCCCGATAGGCCATATGATTTACTGATGATCTCTTCGGCCGCGATGCCCTTTTTTTCCAACTGCGCCAGCGTCTTGGCTAACATTTTCGTTGACATGCCCTTGCGGCGCGTGGCCGGGTATGGACCGGCATGCATGGGAGCCTTGGCCCTGGCGGCATCGCGTATGATCTTGCAGGCCTCATAGTTGGCCTTGCGGATATGCTTTTCCATGAGCTTATCTGGCATGGTCTGCAAGATGCCCGAGATACCCTTGAAGCCGGTCAACTTCATCTCGATCACGTCGCGCCCCCGGTACACATGATATGCAGTTCGCGGCGTCGGTCGGATGGATCGATGATGGAGCGGATATTATAGTATCGTCCGTCATAATAGATGCGCATCTTCGTGTTCAGGCCGGCCCGGTAACGGATGCGAAACATGGTGGTGACATCTGCATATACCTGGGATGCCTGAAACAGTTCGCGCGACGATAGGTCCCGCTTCTCGGAGCACACCGTTTCGACGTTCGACCAAACGAGCGACCGCTCGCCGAATGTATTAGTGGTCCACGTTGCGGCCTCCTGGATGGTGATGCGTCGAGTAAGCTTACCGGCCTGCATGCCTACCTCACCACATGGACGACATGAGGATCCAGCAGGCCGTCCAGGAACGGCAATTCTAGGTTTGCGCTCTGCCCTATAACGTAAGCTTCACGGTGCTCATACAGCCCCCCGACATAGAGCAGCATCCAATGCTTGAGCGCGTCGGGACAAGGATCGGCGGTTGAATATCCAGCCTGATAAGATATGGTCACGGCTCCGCGTACCGACTGCGGCGTGGGCCACGACTGCCCATATGCGGTCGTGAGGACGGCCGGACCATCACCGTCATCGTGTATGTCATACACCGTGGAGGACACCGAGGCCGTCCCGCCCGTAGAATCGATATACGTGATGGCTAGCGCCGTCGAATTGCGTAATGGCGGATACGGCAACTCAACCGCCTGGAATCCGTCAAGGGTCAACGTGACCGTCCCTGGCCGGAGCAGCCGATGCGTTTTGTTCTCGCATTGTGCCCGCGCCACTGAAATCAGCGCGGATATATACGGATTCTCAGACGTGGAGTCGATGCGCAGGTGGTCTTGCACCTCGATCACATCGATGGGCTCTTCTACGGTGGACGCAACGGAAACCTTGGTCACATCTTGGCCCTCCTGCGCGGCCTCTTCATGGTTTCTGGCGCCGCTACGGTTGCCTCTTCGGGTATGGGCTGACATACGCACTGCGCCTTTAGCAGTCGCTCGAACTCTTCCCGCGTGACCTCTATCACATCATTCGGGTAGCAGCGCCTGCCGCTCGTCCGCTCGACGCATTCGGATTTGACGACCACGCGCAAGGTGTCCATTATCGTATGCTCCCCCATATCTTGGTCATCTCATTGGCGGCCTGCTGCGCCCCAATATACTGTTGCTGAGCCGCATATGATTTTTCCATGGCCTGTTGATGCATGGCCTTTTCAGGGGCGAGATCAGCCTCGACCTTGGCGAATTCATCCAAGACTTCTGGCGGCAAGTTGGGCATCTTCTGTCTCATCTGCGCGATGAGCCTGAGCGCCCCCTCGCAGCGCTCGACCTTTATTCTGGCCTGCTCAAGGTCTGCATTAGCCTTGGTTCCGCGCTTCTGCATGGACTCTCTCATGCGGTTGACCTTCAGGGTCCATTCATCATTCATGCGCTCTTCGAAGCCGTAGAGGTGTTGGACCTTAAGGAGGTCGGCTTGCGCCGGAACGTAGACCTGAATGCCCAGGCCCTGCGCGATGCCAAGCGCCCATTCACATGACGGCCGCTGGAAATGGTATTCAGTGTCGACGGCCATATCCACGCCCCATACGCCGATATGCGTGGCGCCCTCGAAGATGGCCAGGAGGATCATATAGGTGATCGTGTTGGTGCCGTAGAGCTGCCGGTTCAGTCGCTCATCGTCCACGCCTTCGAGCGGCGCGCGATTCAGCCAGCCTGATGCCGAACCAAAACGCTTTTTGATGTCGTCCAGGGGGTATACGGTGCTGCCCGGTATCTCGTCCCAATGGCGCTGCATGTAGACCGGGCATTTCATCTTGGCCAGGTCGGCGATATAGGCATTGATGTCCTGGCCTCTGAAATTGCGATTGCCGCGGCGCATCCAGTTGCCGTCCTGGTCTTTGGTGATGTTGTGGATCTCAAACCAGCGATCCCACCGCGGAATGTGGAAGAACAGGTTATTGACGCCCCAAATCTCCCAGGCCTTGTCCTGAAACGGCGCAAAATCCTTGGAGTCTGAGCATCCCACGATTGCGATCTTTTTTTCCTGCACTGCCTTTGCCTCTTCCATCCTCTCTTTTCTCCCTTCTCTCTCAATTTCCATGTCCGCCGCTTTCCCTCTGAAAAGAGGGGAGGTCGTAAAGACCCTCCCCCGGGGAGGGAAGAGAGGGGGACTTAGGTGTTCTTGTCGTTCACGATCTGGCCGTGATACCGGGCCGGTTTCACATCGGCGTCGCGCAGGACCACGATGGCGCCGGCTACTGCCGTGCTCGCGCTTGTTACCTGGCAGCAAACGTAATCGCAGGTTGCGTTCAGGCCCACGGTCTGGATCTCCAGGACACATTCGCCGCGGAGGTAGGCCGGTGTCAGGCCGCCGCCCGTGGAGGTGATGTTGATGGTCGTGCTGGCGCCGTCCTTGACGACGATGTCCACCCAGGAGGTGCCGGTGGTTGCCGTCAGGTTCGGGCAGTAGGTGTTGATCAGGCTCGACAGGGCGGCAATAGCCACACCAGCGGCAGCCGACGCGCCGGCCGTTGCTCCGAAGGTGTAATTCGTGGCCGATCCGGTTGAGTTATAGGTGAACGTGGTGTCGTTGATGACAACCGTTTCGGCGTCGGTCGTAGCAGTGCTGAGATACAGGCGGGCCTGAGCGGCACCGGCCAGGGTATTGGCAACCGTGCTGCCGATATGTGCCGTAGCTCCGGTGAGGGCCGTGGTGTTCGGCGCGGTTGAGTTTCCCTGATATCCGGTGACATCCACGCGGGTCGGGACGCTAGCCGTTGCGATCGAAACGACGAAAGCAACGGTCTGCATGCCCTTGGCCGGGATGCCGGGCGATATCGACGTGGTC